CGTGAGATTACAGAAGAGCAGGTGTTTGAACCTGAGCGTAACAGCTTAGAGTTCATCATTAATAGCGTTCTTCTGCTTCCATATGGATTAAAACACGTGTATGTGAACCTACGTAAGTCAGAAATTAGTAACACGGAAGATATGGTTAAAACAATTGAGGTATTGGCTGATAAGGGCGGTTTAACATTCCGAGATATACGTAATATCGCTGGTAATATGCTAAACAAAGAGTTCTCTGATTATAATATTCCTGAAGCAGATCAACCGGTTGCTTTAGTTTTAGAAAGACATCGTAAGGTGAGTGGATGGGAAAAAGGTTTAAGCGAGAAGTTACAGAAATCCGTTGAAAGCCATTCTAATGAAGAAATTGTGAATGTAATAAAAGATCTAAGAGACTTATTGGAGTCGATGCAAGATGCAGAAGATTGATAAACTGCTAACTTCATTGAATGAGTGGATTGAAAAGGCTGATACAGACGATTTTACGGGCTCATTACCTGCTGATTTAGAAGTATTGGACATGTTACCAGGATACGTTGAGGAATTCGAAAAAGAAATTGCTAAACTGCTCCGGAAGCAGAAGAAGTACCTTGTCGATGGAATTAAGAACTATACGAAAAAAGATGCTGTGGAGAAGGGAATAAAGATAAAGGACATTATTGACTTTGTCACTAGTAGCCTATTTGGGGCAGATACCTTTGCTAAAAGCCTGAGCAAAGCAGCAAGGAAGTTTCTTGATTACACGATGAAAGATATGACAAAAGCTTTTATGGATGCCATTGACCCGGATATCCAGTTTAATATCTTTTCAAAACGAACTACAAAGTGGATTGATAGTTGGTCGGATGAATTAGGTAAGATCATGAAAATTAATTCTCACAAAGCAGTAGAGCGGATTTTAAACGAAGGATTAGAGAAAGGGAAAGGTATTCGTGAAATAGCAGGAGAGCTTGCGAAGCTTCCGGAATTCGACCGTAAAAGAGCGAAGAGGACAGCACAGACTGAAGTCCTTGCAGCATGCTCCGCTTCTCAATTTGAATCATATTGCCAATCCCCTGCTGTTACAGGGAAGAAGTGGCGTCATAGCGGTGCAAAGAATAACCAGCCACGCGATAATCATGTTGCGTATGACGGCACAACGGTTCCGGTAGAGGAAGAGTTTAAACTGCCCGGATCTGGTGAGAAATGTATGTTTCCTCGTGATAGTTCGTTAAGTGCGAAAGAAAGAGTGAATTGCAAATGTGTTCTTCAGCCTGTAGTAGATAACAACATATTAGGGCTATCTGAAGAAGAGAAGCAGAAGATTAGGGAAGAAACTTTGAAGGAGTTGAGTAGAAAATGAAGACTTCTAAAACTATGCTGATTCATATTTGAAAGGAGGTGAATAGAACAGATGACAAAGCGAAAATTGAAGAATCTACAAGTCTCACACGTTTCTTATGTAAATGCAGGTGCAAATAAACGTGAGTTCTTTTTAACTAAATCTGATGAAAAACCAAACTTTGAAAAAGAAGTACGCGTTATCAAGTCGGAAGATGAAGAGAAACGTTTAGTATATGGAATTGTTTATGAACCTGGCGTTTTAGACAGTCATAACGATTTCGCGGACGAATCAACTATCGAAAAAGCAGCTCATGAATTCATGTTGAAATATCGTCAAATCGATAAGGACCACGATTTCCAAGCGGGTGTTGGTGAAGTTGTAGAATCCTATATCGCTCCTGCTGATATGGAAGTGAATGGTGAGACTATTACAAAAGGTACATGGATACTTGTCACTAAAGCAACCGAAGAGGTATGGGAAGCAATCCAGAAGGGTGACTACAAAGGTTATTCTTTAGCGGGAATCGCTGAAACAGAAGTAATTGAGGAAGAAGTAACGAAAACTGAAGAGAAACAAATGAAGTCCTTCTTCCAATTGGTGAAGGGCTTTTTTAGTGGAGAAAACGTTCAAAAAGGCGAGGTTAGGGATAAATTTAACCAAAATAAACACCGCCGTGATGTTAACGCCTCGTTCTCTGCATTAGAAGATACTTTCTATCAATCGTTATGGAATGCCCCTACTGCTGATGCTATCGACTTAGATCGTATTGAAGCAGCTGCACTTGAATTTGTTGAGATTATCAATGAATTGAAGGACACAGAAGCAGTTGTAAAGGCATGGGAGGAAAAACCTGTTGTATCTCTTGCTGAAGAAGTAGAGAAAGCAGCTAAGAAAATCAGTGTTCCAAACATGGGAGATATCGACGCTGCTATTGAGTCATTAACAAATCTAAAAACACGCGTCACACCTTCAATGGAAGGCGCAGAGAGTGAGGGAAACAATATGGAGTTTAACCAAGAACAATTAGAAAAAACATTAACTTCAGCAGTAGAAAAGGCTGTTGGCCCAATTAAGGAAGAGTTAGCCACTGTTAAGAAACACCTTAATCTCGACGAGGAAAAAACAGAAGAAGATATTAAGGTGGAAAAAGCTGTTGAAGCTGCTACCGCTCCTTTACGTGAAGAGATCGAAGCATTAAAGAAATCTCAAGGTATTAGTAATCAGCAAGATACTGATGTTATCGAGAAAGCAGAAGTTAAAAAATCTGTATGGAATGGCTTACTGTAAGCCTGAAGGAGGAAAATATATATGACACTTAATAACAAAACAATTATTGAAAAAGCGGACGTTACCCTTGCCACATTAGCTAGTGGTGGTTTAATGAATCCTGAACAAGCTGATACTTTCTTACGTATGGTGCAAAATTCTCCTACTATTCTAAAGGACTCGCGTTTTGTTCAAATGGCCTCAGACACACTTAAAATTGAAAAAATTGGCTTTGGTTCCCGTATTCTTCGCCCTGGTGTTGAAGGTGTACCTTTAAAAGACTCTGATCGCTCTGCTCCATCAACTAGCACAATTACGTTAAATGCTAAAGAAGTAATTGCAGAAGTGCATATTACTTATGATACATTGGAAAACAATATTGAGGGCGGTAATCTTCAAAATACTATCATGCAGATGATAGCAGATCGTGCTGCATTAGATATCGAAGAGCTAATTTTGAATGGTGATATAGCGTCGACAGATTCATATTTAGCTTTATTAGATGGGCTTCGCAAACAAGCAACTTCGCATGTTGTAGATTGTGCTGCAGGTGCATTTACTAAAGATGTATTTAAGAAAGCCTATAAAGCTGTTCCTGCTAAGTACCTACGTAACCCTAAAGACTGGAAGTTTTACACATCGCATGGTTTAGAAATTGAATGGAAAGACCAAGTAGCGATGCGACAAACTAACTTAGGGGATGTTTCACTTCAAGGTGGTTTAGCTTCTGCTTATGGGGTTCCAGTAGAGGGAATTGCTATGTTACAACCATATAATGAGGGAGAAAATACTGTATCTGATATTTTATTAACGCCGCCTAAAAATATTGTGACAGGTATGAGCCGTAATATTCGAATTGAGGTAGATAAGGATATCCGCGCTCGTAAATTCATTATTGTTTTAACTGCGAAGGTTGATGTGAAGTTTGAAGAGGAAGATGCAGTTGCAAAAGTTATCAAAGTTAAGGAGTGATGACTTTTGAATTATTACGTTAAATTAATTGTTGGTAAAACATATGACGTCCATGAACGTCTTTTTTTATTGGGCCAAGAAGAGAAGGTTACAAAGAAAACCTATGATTATCTAAATGGTAATGAACAATTTGAAGTTCGAAAAGACAGTAGTAAATCTAAAGGAGAGGAGTGATAAGTATGGCACTTATTACTGCTCAAGAATTAATAGATTACACTGTGCTGCCTGAAGTGAAAAAACGTCCTGTTCCTTTATTAGAGCAGGACATACTTGAGGCAGATACAGAGATTTATACTCTCTCTAAAATAGATTTTAGTGATAAGACGAAATATCCTGAGGTCCCAGCAGAAGTGAAGTTAGCATGTAAGAAATTGGCCCAGTATTACGCTTCAACCAACAGTGATACAAATGCTATGAAGGGGGTTAAGTCTGAAAGTATTGGTGGCGGTGACTATTCTTATACAAAGGATACTGGCAGTATAACGAAACCTTCAGTTCTATATCTCCTGCAGAAATTCATGAATCATAATGGGAAAAATAAAGTCACATTCAAAATGGGGACGATTTAATGTCTCTTCAAGGTATGTTTGTTCACGAATGTGATATTTACCATTTGCAGAAGGAAACAAAGCCAGGTAAGTATGGGCAACCAGGAGAAGAAGTGTATTCATACAAGGATACTCCAGATATAGCAGAACAAAGCTGCTACTTTATAGAAGGTACAACTGCCTCTATACAATCAGTACCAAACCAATTAAACAGTCAAGAAATCCGAGTATTGTTTATGCCGGATGCTGATGTTAAGCATAATGACAAAGCAATCAAAAAAGATACGAATGTCACTTATTATATACGCAATCCCTTTCCAGTAAAGAATCCACACACTGGTGAGGTTTCACATATAAAAGCCATTGCAGAGAGGAAGAGTGAGCCATGGCTAGCCAAATAACGACTAGGGGATTCCGTGAGTTCAGTGCAAAGTTGAATCGCATGGCAAACGGATTAGATCGGAACGTTGCTTTATGGCTTGAAGCTAGCGGTTTTCAATTTCTAGAAGAGGTGCAAAATCAAATCATTTCATTAGCGGTTGTGGATACAAGAAGACTGCTAAACTCGTTTGATAAGGGCGGAGATGGAAACGTGTGGCGCTCATCTGATGGTGGATTAACATTAGAGATTGGTAGCAACTTAAGCTATGCAAAATTACAAAATGATGGCTGGCAGCAGGTAAGAAGATTTGTGCCAGGAAGATGGGAAGGTCATAATTTCGAATATGATCCACACGCACCTACTGGAATGATGCTTACTGCTAAATTCATAGAGGGCCGTCCTTATTGGGATAATGCAGTAGCGATATATGAGCGCATGTTCCAACGTTCATTTGATCGCCAATTTAAGCAATGGGTACAGAATGGAGCGAGATGATTATGTATGAGCAAATACATGGTTCTATGAAAGCTTTTGTATATGACAGTTTACCTACTAATACATTCGCTTATCATGATCAAGTTCCAGAAGAACTAGTTATTCCATCGGTATATTATCCGATTTTATCTATAAATGATGATAAAACTTCAAAAGATCATTACACCTTACTATACACGATGGTAGTAAGGTTTTTTAATACAACAACAGATAAAGCAATGCAAGCAGCTGAAAAGGTTGCTAATAAAATCAGAAGCAACGGTTACAAAGTACAACTTCGTAATGAAGATGGTAGTGAATCGATTGATAGGATTTATTTTCGGAGAGTAACAACTGCTCCAAGTGGAGTTGGTTCTGCGCAACTAACAATGATTTTTGAATACCAACAAGCTTATGTAAATTAAGGAGCGTGAAATATATGGCTGAAACAGCTGGAACAGTTAAGAACAAAATGTACCGTGGTGATGAATTTATTATCGCTGCAAAAATAAAGGATCAGACTAATCAATCCATATTAGTTAGACCATTTGATCAAACCGAAGACTCTCATAATATTGAGGCTGATGAAATTGAAGCGGAGTCTAAAGATAGGTCGTATTCCGATTATGGAAAAAGAAAAGAAACTCGTTCGTTCTCTTGTACGTTAGCAGAAGGGGACCCATATTATCCTGCTGTTAAGGCTGCCATTAGAAATGGTGAATATATGGAGAT